CGAGGACGGCTCCACCGAAAAGAGCCTCGGCGTCATCACCAAGTTTGAAGCCAACGCTGGAAGTGACAACAGCCTCCAGATCTCGTTCATTCCCGACCGCGCGGACGCGGCACCGCTCGGCACCGACTACCCTGCGGACTCCAAAATCTACGTCAAGAAGATCGACCGGCTCAACGGCGTGGTGGTCGCCGACGTTCCCGCCGCCCAGATCGCCGCCGCCGCCACCCAGGTGTCGTACACCATCGCCGACATCGAGTGGCTGGTGAGCGTGGTCACCCCGCCGGAGCAGTACGTCAAGGCGCTCACGTCCCAGGTGAGCTCGAGCAAGGGCCTGGCGATGGATTTTAAAACCTACGCCCTCCACCGGGTGAACCTCGCCGCCAACAACGGCCTGACCACCCAGCTGGTCCCCGCCACGTCCCGCAGGGCGCACAGCATCCTGTCGGTGCCCCTCTCCCAGGCGATTCAGCTCGACATCGGCGAGGACAGCTTCGGGGGCGTCATCGACGGGTGCCAGAACCACCAGTGCGTCTTGGGCGGGCACCTGATCCCCGACCGCCCCATCTCCATCGCGCGCTACACCCAGGCGGAGCCGAAGGTCGACGCGCTCCACCTGATCGAGCTGGAGAAGTCGCTGGTGAACTGCGGGCACGGGGTGCGGAACCTCCAGCGCGCCCCGAGGCGGTTCTTGGTCGGGCGGGCCTTCAGCAAGTGCGGGCAGGTCGCGGACCTGTCCCAGCAGGACCTGTCGCTCCGCGTCGAGTACACGGGCGCCACCTCCCAGAAGCTCAACAACCACTACGTCTGCCACCTTCGGCGGGTGTCGTCAGCCCGCGGGGCGTCCAGGCGTTTTGATGTTTTTTTCCCCCAGCGGTCAACAATTATTTGTGCACGTTCACAAATAATTTAAATTATTTCCCCACACTTGAAACAATGTCGATTGAGCAGGTCGAGAAAGCAGAGATCTTCCCACTCAACCCACCGGCCGACGGGGTCTACGGATTCCGGAAAGGCTTCCCGATCATCCAGTTCCAGATCGCCAACCAGGACAAGTTCCTCAACCCGCAGACGCTCCGGCTCAACGGGTCGCTCCAGCTGAAGACGGCCACGGGCACGGCGGTCACCAACGATCCGACGGGGGCAGCCAGCGCCACGAACGGCATCTGCCTCAACCACCGCCTCGGCGTCCCCGCGGTGCTCCAGCAGATCACCCTGGCCACCCAGACCAACCAGACGCTCGAGGTCATCCGGAACTACGGCAGGCACCTGGTGAGCGTGATGCCGGCGACCCACTCCCAGGAGGACTACGACGGCGTGCTCACCCAGCAGAACCCCATCGTCAGCTCGCGGTCCGGGGTGGCGGCGCGGTCGCAGAACACCAAGGTCGACTTCAGCATCCCGCTCCGGACCGGGCTCCTCGGGTCGGGGCAACCGATCCCGCTCGGGACCAACGGGCTCCGGGGGATGATGATCAGCCTGGAGCTCTCGCCCGACAGCAACGCCATCAGCGGCTACTCCAAGTTCACGGCGGCCGGGGTGGGAACGAACGTGACCTACACCCCGCTGGGCGCCGGCGCCTCGTACGAGATCAGCGACCTCTCGCTGTCTTACGACCTGCTGGTCCCGGACGACAGCAAGAAGGGGGCCCCCGCCACGGGGCAGTTCGTCTACAACTCGATCTCGCACCTCTACGGCGTCGTCAACTCGGCGGACGAAACGCAGTCCTACAACCTCGGCACCACCAACACGCTCGCGGTGATCCACAACTTCCTCCCCTCCTCGTTCATCAACAACTACAGCGCGGACGGGTTCTCGACCGACGTCCTGAAGAACTCGAACGGCGGGGCGTTCGACACCGACGCCAACATCAAGAAGGTGTCGTTCATCCGCGGCGGCCAGCTCTTCCCGTTGGACTGCTCGGTGGACGTGGAGGACGAGAGCGCGGCCGGGGTCCCGCAGACGCAGCTCGAGATCAAGTGCATCGACAGCATCAAGCCGTTCAGCGCCTGGAACCACGCCTCGCCGTCGATGATGACCCAGGAGAAGCTCCCCGTCCACATCCAGAAGGACCTGGCGGGGACCCCGGTGCGGCCCGAGATGGAGGCCGAGCCCACCAAGATCTTCGGCGCGGGGATCAACCTCGACCCGCTCACCCGGTCGGGCGTCAACTTCAAGAACACAAACTACGCGGTGCGGATCGTGAGCGAGCTGGACGGCCTCTCGCCGAACTCCATCTTCACCTACGTCGTCGCCAAGAACGTGCTCACCTACAGCCCGCAGGGCATCAGCGTTTCGTCGTAGGGGAAAATCAAAAATGATTTGCGCAACAAAAAATTAAAAAATTAAATCCCCAACTTAAAATGAGCAACATTCCCGAATCGCTTCTGACCCGCCCGATGGCGACCGTCTCCACCATGAACGTCGAAACCAGCGTGCTGGAACCCACCCTGATCACCCCCAAGTTCGCCCGGTTCGTGCTCGAGCGGAAGGGCATCCTCGACACGGGCTCCGTCCTCAAGCTCCAGGTCAAGACCGCCGACGCGGCGGGGGGGTGGCTCCCGATCAAGACCGGCATTCACGCGGCCATCGAGCGCGCCACCCTGCGGATCGGGTCCAAGATCGTCGCGATCACCGACCAGTGCTCCCACTACCAGACCATGCGCCGGGCGTTCAAGACGACCGAGGAGAAGTCCCTCAAGGACATGGTCAAGGCGGGGACGCTCGACGCCGTCGCGCCTTCCCCCGAGCAAGACGGCACCGTGGCGCTCAAGGACGCCCTCTACCTGGGCACCACCACCGCCGGGCTGCAGCAGGCCCAGTGCACCCTCACCAACAGCGACACCACGACCCCCGAGTTCACGATCAAGCTGTCGGAGCTGTTCCCGATGATGCGGAACGTTCAGCTCCCGCTTTACGTCATCAACGAGCCGTGCTCGATCGAGGTCACCTTCAAGTCGCAGGCGGACGGCACGGTGGGGGTGCTCGCGGGGGTGCCGACCGGGGGGACCTCGACCGCCGCCAGCGTCGTGCCGGGCTCGGTGCAGTTCCTCGCGGACTACCTGACCTACGACGACGACCGGATGTCCAAGACCGCCGCGATGGTCATGTCCAAGAGCGGGATGGTGATGCCGCACGAGGACGTGGTGCTGACGACGTCGCAGATCCCCGCGGTGGCGCCTCTTCCTGGTGTCGGTGCGGTCGCCCCGCAGAACATCGTGAGGGACCTGGGGCTTTCAGGCATGTCGGTCCGGGGCGTGCTCGTGCACCTCGGGACGGATTCCACCACCGACAACATCGTGGGGCAGTACAAGAGCGAGGCGTTCCCCGTCGACGACAGCGTGCAGGTCCGGGTGAACGACCGGCAGATCTACCCCCGCGAGCTCACCCGGGTCACCCAGAAGCAGCACCAGCTCTCGCAGGTGTTCAACACCGACCTCTCCATCCACAGCGCCGAGTACTCGTTCAACCTGGCGACCGACAAGACGGCGGCGGACAGGACCATCACCAACAAGATGGTGTCCCAGAACTGCACGCTGGGGGGCCGCAACCAGGCGGCGCTCGAGGGGTCCCAGCACTACCTCGGGTTCGACCTGACCAGCGATCCGCTCGGGGCCCCCGGGTCCGGCACCACCATCGGGCAGAAGCCGTTGCAGATGCTCCACACCATCCGGCGCACCGCCGACTCCAACACCGCCCGGCAGCTCAAGTACTACTCCCTGGTGGAGCGGCAGATGGTGATCAAGGGCGGGCAGGTCATGGTGAGCGCTTGAGGTGTTTAAAAATAGTTTGATTTATTTAAAAGGAAAAGTGGTTGTAAAAAAAGGACCATGCCGCGCCACCTCGGATGCCGGAACGTCAGTGAGTACCGCTACGTCGTCGAGAGAATGAATGAGCGCGGGGAGTGGACCTCGAAGCACTACGTGTCGCAACGCGACATCACGGAGGAGCTGGGCATCACACGCACCGCCATCCACTACCTCGTGATCGACGACCCGGTCAAGGCCGGAGCAAGGAACAAGAACGTGCGGATCAAGAAGTTGGCCAAGCCGCTCCCGGTGTTTGTGGTGGAGCGCGTGCCGGTGCGCTATTCGGCGGGCGAAGAAAACTGAATTTCAATTGGAATCCCAATTGAAATTGTAAATAGACCGATCGAACATGTCTTTAAAGCACATTAAAAATAAAATGCCTACCCCG